CCTAAAAAGTAAATTCCTAAAATAACTGATATTAGTATGATTGTCGTCATATTACATATATTCGTTAACTGCTTCGTATATCAACTCTTGTTCTTCTTCATTAAAGTTTTCTTCCCCCTCTAGAAATGTAGCGTCACCACCATGGTCATCACTATATTCTTCTACAATAAACTTATGTTCACCATAAGAACCATAAGCTTCAAACTTAAACGCGAACCAAGTTTCGTAGTGGTCCTCAACATAAACTTTATCATCACCAGCCTCATCAAGAGTATCAACATAAGTCATATCATCTAATTGTTCGAAAATAACTTCTTTATCATCATCAGTAAAATTATCTTCACCTTCCATATAAACAATTTCTTTTTCATCGTTCATATCTTCCATACTAACTTTAAAATCTTTTCCTTTATACTTCCCAATGTAAGTGTGTTTGCCCTCTTCGTGGGTCTTTACTTTGTCATTAATTACTACTTCTGCCATTTTTTTTAATTTTTATGATTTTCTTATTAATTCTTTATACCACTCAGCTCTTTTTTCTGTGACTGTTTTTAGGTTATAGTGTGGTGCCATGCTTTCATGAAGTTTTTCACCTAAGTCCTCAACTAAAGAAGGATTATCTATTAATCTTTTAATGTGTTTGACCCATTGTTTATGATTTTTGTGACTCTCAACTAATAAAGCATTACCCTTAGGGTTAATTGTACCACCTCTTTGTACTGCATTTATACAATCTACAGTATATGGGCCATAGTCTTGAGCAATTAAAGCTTTTTTATGAAAAGCCGCTTCAATAACTTTTAATTGTGATTTTACTTTATTAAAAATGTGTTCTTTTAGTGGAGCAATACTAACATCAAAATAATTATAATTAGAAGCGTAGGTAGTGATTGGTTTTGTCCAAACTCTTCTATAAACAGAATCTAAATCTCCAGTAATACTTTTTTTCTGAAAACTTAATAATTCTTCTCTGTAATCAGGACTTAATATTTTATAATCATCAGTAAATAATTTTTCATATTTATACCAAACTGATTCTTTAGGTTTAATAGGTCTTTGAGTTTGTTTACCCGTCCTTTCATCAAAAACTGTCATACTACCTCTTAAATCATAACCACATAAAACAAATTGGTATTTATCCTTTCTATCTGATTGAACTCTGCCAGCTACACCACGTAAAATATTTAAATCCTCAATGTGTGATGAACCACCTAACCACCCTATTCTAACTTTATCAGATTTAGTTGGGTTTGGAACATATTGTTTTTCTTCAACATCTATAGCATTAGGAAAAATTTCCACATTTTTATTTTGTCTAGATATTTCTGAAGCAAAAACTTTTGTTGTTGTAGTTACATGTCCAGCTAGTCTTATATTTTCTTGTATTTTTTTATCAATACCATTTTTCTTAACTATATGATGTGCTGGGTGGTCTGGAGTGGGTAACCAATAATCATCAATATCCATTACATGAGGTATACCCCAACCAGTCAGTCTTTTTGCTACAGCTTTAGAGGCATCGTAATCAGGACCAATACTTCTATGGTAATGTACTAAATCATATTGTTTAAAAAACATATCATCATGATATGGTGGGTCATAAACAATATCAACCCAGAAATCTTCTGGATACATATTTTGTAGATAAGTATGTGGGTCTACCGACCTAAATTTAGATACACCAGTTCTATCACTTGGTAAAACGAGAATTTTGTATTTTGCTTTTTTCATACATCAATAATAAAGTATTATATTGAATATGTCAAAGGGGTAGAGGGGTAATTATTTAACAGTTTTACTTGATGTTATTTTTCCGTAAAAAATTTTATCCCCAACTCTAAATTGGAAATTTTCGTCAGTATCTTTTTTAAGACCTATAGTCTCATTTAATAATTCTTTTACTGATTCTTTAATTATAGATTTTAAATTTTTAGAAGTTATTTTTTTAGTAGGTTGTGTTGTTACTGGTTGTGATACTTGTTGAGATACTTTTTGTGGTGTAGAAGAACTTAATCCCTGTTTAGACATTTGTTTTTGTACTCCAGATAAAAATTCTTCACTTAAACCAACACCACCACCATTAAATGGAATATCTGGAATTGGATTTTCAATCATAGCTTTTTTAATAGCATCGGGTAATCTAGATTTATTTATCCTATCTTCTGTTAAATTTGCTTTCGGTGACAAGTCTTGTCTGCCAGAATTTACGTCAACAGTAGGTAATGGCTGTGGTACGGACTGTTGTGGTGGTTGAGATAATAACCCCGTAGAATCTGTAACGCTAGATTGTGGTAGATTAACATTACCTTTTGTAAAATTACCATCAGAAACTTTATTCATTACTTTTTTAGCGTTTATTAAAGATTGTTGTAACGTTGTCATGTCTGCCATAGTTTTAAAATTTTGAATTGTACATTACTCTACTCATAGAGTTGTCCCCTACAGGATTATATAATGGAGGTTCATTAAAAGTCAAGAATAAACTGTCTTCACCTTTTTGTGGTTTCATACTTTTTATTCTATCTACCCTAAATAATCTCCAGTCAGGTAAAGGTATACCTTTTTCATTAACTTTTAAAGAGGGACCTGAAGTTTGGTAGGCTCTAATAACTGGATTATTTTTTTTAGAGTAACCATAAGCTACTGGTTGTATAACTCTTACTTGACTTCCTTGTGGTAATTTTTCATCATCCATATAACGTAACTCACAAGTATGTTTATTAGTAACAGCATCTTTTATGACACTATTAGAAACTTGTTCAGTTAATAAGTCTATTAAAGAGTTAAATAGGTTCATTTTTAAGCGGGTGGAGTATTAGTTGATGCTACGAATCCCGGACCAGAATCTAAGTTTCCTGCACTATACTCATTTTTTTTACTAAAAAGATTAGTTTTTAGGTTATTATTTCTACCTGTATTAGCCTCTCCGTTACCAAAAATATCAGTACGAGTACCTATGTCTTCTCCAAAAACATCTAAGTAGTTTGCATTACCTCTACCTTTATCATCTCCGTTTGCGAGAGCGTTAGGATGATTAGGACTATAACCGTCACTATCGGATACAGGATAAACATTTTTAACTAAATTTTGTTTTCTATATTTTGCAGCTAATTCTGTTAGTTTTTCACCTGGTTTGTTTTGTGTGTAATCTGGCATAATTTATTATTTTAAAAGTTGTTTTATTCTATCTATTTCTTCATAAATAGCTCTATTATTATTTATATCATCACTTTTAGTGGCAATTTTTATTTTTCTTATTTTAGTAGGGTTTTTTGACCTGTCCTTTGTGTGAGTTTTTTTAAAAACATTTTCTTCACCAGCATTCTGTCTAATTTTTTTAGATTTATAAACATTATCTCTTCTTTGACCTAAAGAACTATTAATGAAATTTAACATATCTTCACCACCTACAGTCTCATACTCCATACCTTCTAAATCATTTTCTAATTCATGTTTTAGTTTTTTAGCTTGTGAATAAGTAATGTATCCATCATTTACAATGTTATTACATCTACTATAACCCTTATCATTTTTATTTATAGAAGATAAATTATCTTTTAACAATTCTAGTAAAGGTTCTGGGATAGAATACTTATCGTTTTTTAAATCCTTATTCATTCCAATAATTTTTTAATTCACCATAAAAAGAATCTAAGTCTTTAATGCCTTCAGCTTTTATTATTTTAATTAATTTTTTAATAGAATTTTTTACCACACTAGAATTATTGTTATTTTTTTCTCGTAACTCACCATCGTCAGATTTACTATTTAAAATAACTTCTAACATTTTTTTTACTTTATCTTCAGATATTTTTTTTAAACGTTCTTTTTCAGTAAGTCTTTGGTAGTTATCACCTTTTTTATCTAGATTTTCTGTTTTACCCATACTTTCAGCTCTATCTTTCGCTTCTTCCGTATCCATATCGTGTTCTTTTTCAAAGTAGTCTATAGTTTCTTCAGCATCCATATTCTTAGTTTCGTCGTAACCTAAAGTTTTACTTAAGTCATTTTCTTCTATAGATTCACCATAATATCTTTTAAAGTAGTGACCAGCACCAGTCCAAGTCCCAGCTTGTCTAGTTCCTTTAACAACATCGTCAGTTGTTTTTTTAGAACCAAGAGTCTTAACGTTTTCACTACCCATAGGAATTTTACTACTTTGCATAGACCCATCAAAATCAATTAATTCATTAACTTCCTCCTCAGTGTCGGTATTTTCATCTTCTTTTTCTAATATGTCATCTATTAATTCTAAGTGTTTTTTCTTATCGGTAGTTTTAGATGCCTCATCTAAACAAATAGCTGTAAACCTATCTGATTTAGGTTCTATTTTAAATTTAAAAATTTCAGATAATATTAAAAAATCTAATGGTGATGAGTTATTACCACTTAATATATCCTCCTTAATTAACTTTAGTTCACCCAATACTTTCTCTATCGCTGCGGTTCTTTTCATTTTTACTTTTATATATAAATATCTAAACCAATCAAATAGTATTTATTATTATATGGGAACACAAAATTTAAATAACTTTTATTTTAATCGGCTTGATGGTAAATTAGATTATAGTTCTTACTATGATATCTTTTTGGCTTCAGATGAAAAAGATTTTAATTCAGATGTAATTTGGTCTACAAATATAATTGATTATAAGGATGGTGATAAACTACCGGTTTGGATAGATTTAAATACAACAGCTTCTACTCAACCAATAACTGACTGTAACTATCAATACCCTACAGGATTAACAGCTAGTTATTATACTGATAGTGGTTTCACACCTTTCGTTATCATAAGTAAAAATAGGTGGCCACATGCTAAATCTAATTGTGATTGTCCTTACACAGGTTTTGCGTATACTATACGAGATATTCGTTGGACCGGGTTA